ATAACGATTGTATAACATCAGATATATTCAAGTTTTCTTCTGACGCTTCGTTAAATCTTTTTATGTGTTTATTATCTTTCATCTTCGTATTTTATTTTAGTGTATATATTAAAAAAGAAAACCTAAATATATCTGAGTATCGTTATAAGCAATAAAAACAAACCGATTACAGCAAGGTAATTGGCTGCCAATGCGCAATATCAACATATTCCAAACCATAGTAGCAGTAATCAGAGCAGTCACTTTTTTCAGCACTTTCCCAATTAACTAAACCTACGCTTTTTTCTTTTCTCCTACCTCCAAGTTCAGTACTTAAAAAGCCAATTACCAAAACCTGTTCGCCTTCTTGTGGCATTTTTTCTTCAATTGAAATCCAGTTCATAAATGTTTGTTTTTACAGCTTATAACAGCGTATATACAAGATACGACTACAAGCATTTGTTTATAATTTAAAATTCCTTTAAGGCGTACCTCGTATATACGCAAAACGTTAGTGGCAATTACCAAACTCTGCCACAGTCTATACATCTAATACACTTTTCGTTACCCCACCCATTGAATGTTTCTACATTATCACACTCGCAAGAGTTTGGTAACTGTTCGCTTTGCCCACTAACAGCGTGTTTATTCAATTGCTCGCTTTCGTAGGTTTGAACAATCTTTTTTGCTTCTAAATATTCTTTTTCTGTTATCATAATTTTTATTTTTTAAATCGCAACTAAATAAACACGCAAACCGTTATAAGTAATATTATTTTTGTTTTGAGAGTTTAACATATCTAAATGGAGTGAAATTTTCCTCGTCATAACCAGTAGTAACCATTTCAAACTCTACTTCATCACCATTTTTGTATTTTGTTTCATCAACAACTTCTGTTGGGTGTAGTGGTGTCCACATCCAATGTGTTCCATACGCAAATGAATGTAAATCCGACCATCTAACAAACCATCCATCTTCTTTCTTTTCTAATATTCCGTTCATAATTTAATTTTTTTAATAGGTAAAACAAAAATAATACAACTTATAACAAGGTATAAACCACATTAAAACGATGGTTTATACCCGACCGTTAAACACAATATTATCCGAATATTGCGTAATCAGCCATTTTGATAATTACCAAAGCGTGTAATAATTGGTCTAACCCAAAAATAATCCAATGCCATTTATTTGCAGGAGATTGTAAAGAAGGAAACCAACTATTCATTTTACCTTTCCATACATCAATTAAAAAATGTGTTATTAATTGGAATGGCATTAAAAAATATAATTCATCTTTTAAACCAATAACTGATAAAAAAGCAGCCATTATAAACATATGCACAAAAGCGTGCACAAAAATTGGAAATAAAGGAGTTCCAAGCCTTTTTGCATTAAGCATCCAAGCAGTTGATAAATGTGTGTAATCTGCTAAAAAATGACAGATAAAAAGTCCGATTAAAATTGTTGTTTGTGTCATAATAAAATACTGTGTTTAACAATGGTTTGGCAATATTGCCGTTTTCGTTTTTGCAGAAAATCTGCGGTTATTATTTTTTCAATTCACGTTCAATTTAGGCAACATCGCCAAGCCACAAAACGTTAGCAGCAATGGCTACTGACCGTTTTCATCAAGATAATCTTCAAGTAAATTCTCAAAGAACGCTACCAAATTTAATGATGAATGACCAGCAGAATAAATAACTACACCGTGTTGGTTTTTAACAAATGTGTCAGGTTCGTGTCCATCCATCCATTGTTTTACATACTGCTTAATGTGTTCTCTTTTTTGTTGTAATAAACCACCATCTATTTGGTCGCTTATTCTTTGTTCATCGTATGACATATTTTTGTTTTTAAATTAATACCCTTGTAAATTAACCGCCACTTCTGCTAACAAGGTTTTGTAGCAATAGGGGCAGAAGTGCAAGTTTTGAGCTGTGTACTTCCAATCAGCTTTAGTGGGTAATTGAACAGTAGTGCATCTAATCCCCTACTGCTACAAGCCCCAAAACGTTATAGGGCATTTTACAACCACCCGAAAGCAGACGCAGCCATTTCCCCAATGGTGCATAAATCAGCATCCTCTATTTCAGGATTTTCTTCATCATACTCACCATCTGCATTACAATAGCATTTTTCAATTTCTGCACCTAAAGCATCCCACTTGTCTGCTTTCTTTTTCATTTCTTCGATTTGTTCTTTTATGTATTCCATTTTGATTTGAATTAAAAACGCCCTATAACATTGCATACACAAAAGCGGGGGCGAAGTGCTAAAATGTATGTTCAGGTTAAAGAAGCCCCGCCTTCGTGTATGCTTTGCCGTTAGCAGTACTTATTCAGAAACCTTAATCAATTGAATTTCCTTAATAACTTCTTCCCAAAAATCCATACGACTTTGAGCATAACCATCTGTATTATCAAAATCTCCTATTTCACATCTTACTTCATCAACTACTTTTAATGCGCATATTTTGGCATTTGCTAAAATAGTTTCAGGATATTCAGTGTTGGTTAACATCGAACTACCTACATAGCCATTTACAACTCCGTTAAATTTTGATACTAATTCGTCTGCTTTAATTTTTGCGTTCATAATTTTGTGTGTTATAACTACTGCTAACAACGGTTATACAATAGTTGGGTTAATTGTTTAATTAAAAGTCTATTTTGTGCCGGTATAATTTGTGTTTTCGGAAAAATTACGGCTATCTTATCCCAACCATCGTATAGCCGTCGAACGTTAGGCGCAATGCTAATTTCTACTCCTAACAAAACCTGCTATTATTAGAAATCCTATTACCATATTAGTCGTTGGTTTAAGGATTCTACTATTCTCACTATAGCATATCAAATTCCCAATTATTAATCCTATTAATAACAAGATTGGGAAGATATATTTCCGCACTGCACCTAACACGGGTTTTGTGCCATTGGCGGTTTCGTTCTTCGATTTAACTTTTGTACTCATATCAATATTTGTTTTTCAATTTAAATTTTGTGTTTTAAATCGCCAACGGACACAAAGCCCGAAAACGTTATGTGCAAGGCTAATATAGCGTTTCCATATCAGGAGAATTGCAACTAACATAGCTGTCAATGTGTTCAAAATTAACCATGTCTTTAAATGGATTTGTTTCGTCAAACTCAATTTTAGCATTAGCTAATTGAAGTTGTTGAACATGGATAACATGTACAAGTAATCTAATTGCTTCATGTTTGTCTAATTTATCAACTGCTAAAATTGCTTGATGTTTTTCTTCACATTTATGTATATCATCGCATTGAACACCTACATGGTCAATGGACATAATCTTATTTGCAATTTTTTGATACTCTTCTTTCTTTGTCATTTCGTTTTCAAATTAAATTTAGTGCTGATAAACCGCCCAGCACATAACAAGTGTTTGGCAAAAAAGCGGGTTCGGTTATTAATTTATAATCTGTTTTTTATACCTAAATATACGAATAAAAGCCTGCGTAAGCAAGCCTTTTTGTGATTATTTTAATGAGAATCTCCTACATCATTCTTCTCTCCGTAGATCAAATAGTCTGGATTGATTACTTTAGCTACTTTCTTTCTATCACCTGTGATATGTTTGATTACAATTCCTTCATGTGGTACTTTTGTTCCTTCAATAAAGTTGTTAAATACAAAACTGTCTTGTATTTCTTGATTCCATTTTCCTTTATATAAAACTTCTACATGAGAAAGTCCTAATGTTACAGCAATACAATATTCAGTTCTTACTGTGCCTTGATATTCACCATTCTCCTTTATATCAAATCCTACAAACTCAATCTCCTTTAAACCATATTCATAGTTCTTTTGAATACCTGCTCCATAAATTTCTCCATAAAGGATAAAGCCTTCACCAATAATTTCAGGGTTATATAATTTAACATATTCCCAAAGTTTTTCTTTGATGCTATATTTTTCAGCAATTGTTCTCCAAACATCGGTTGAGTAGAATCCTTGAGAGTCACTTCCTTTTTCGCAGTTATGTGATCCGTAAATGTATTCATAGTCAATCCATTTATCAGCAAATCTAAAGAATTTTTTTACTTTATCCCAGAATGATAATTTACCTTTCTTTACAATACCGTATCTAGCATTTGTACCGTGAATCTTTCTAGTGATTTGAACAAAATCTTCTTCGGTAAACATTCCTGCTACGTTTTTAAGGTTTGGGAATTTGTAGTAGATATGGAAGTTTTGATTGTCTCTCCATTTAATCTTTCTACCTGAAGCAAGTTGGATTTGTTTAACTGGTGGTTCGTATTTTACAATACCAAATTTTTCCATCATGTCATCTCCATCTTGGTATCTGTCTCCGTATCTTGGAATGTATTTAGTTGGAATGATTAAACATTCAGAATAAACTCCTCTTAATTTTACAGTTCTTACTCTACCTCCTTTTCTTAGGTAAGAAGTAACTCCCATTTTTTCAGAAAATGCTTCTGGAATTATTGCATCCGTAGTTGCAATAACTGTTAAATCACCTTCTTTAAATTCACCTTTTTTAGTGATAGCATTCCATCCTCCAACAATTACTTGTTCGATGTTGTCAGCATTTGGGATTGCTTTAATTTCGTTGATTGTTGCTACAAAGCAAACACTGTTGTTATTTTCCATCTTTATGTTCTTTAATTAATTTTTTATTCAATACTTCTTTATATAAAAATCTTATTGCGTTTATTACTTGGTTTTGTTGTGGTATAGAAGTAAACTTATAACTATCTAAATAGTTCTGGAAGTCAGAAGAATTACAATGTATGATTTGTTTATCTTTTAAATTTTCTAAAAAAGGTTTTATATGAGATATATAATTATTTTTAGTTCTGGGAGAATAGTTTAAGTATATAAACTTTTCTTCACAAATCTTTATAATTTTTTGATTTTTCATTATGTAACTTATTAATAATTAACGACTTATTAGATATTACATATATAATATAGTTATGTGCAAGGCTACTTCTCGTTTTCAATATAACCAATTGCTTCATCAAACGATTTTTCAATACCGCTTTTTAAAATACGCAAACTTTCTTTATCATTTTGAAATGTGCATTTTGCAACAAAGGGATTTGCCATCACAAACTCAATAAAGTAATTGTAAACATTCCCGTATAAAGTTTGCTCACTATAATTGTCGCTTACCTTATCATCCATTATACGCATAATTTCAATTCTACCTTTTTCGGTATTTGCGTATTTTTTTAACATCCAAATAAAAATCGTTTTCATTTCGTTTTTAAATTAAACTTAGTGCTGATAAACCGCCCAGCACATAACAGCGGTTTGGCAAAAGCTGCCATAAACATTGTGCAAACTTTGAACTTTCCGTTAGGCAGCCTTCGCCAAGCCGCAAAACGTTAGGTTTAATTAAATTATTGTTTTGGTTTCTCAGGTAAAAAATATTCACCATCAAAGTCAACTGGTTCTTTAAATTTACTCATCAAGTCTTTTACCGCTTGTTTCGACTCATCCTTTTTCCAAAACTCCCACCATTTTTTACGTGATTTCACTGGTATCGTAAATTTCATACGAACTTTATTTTCACCCATTATATTCCAATTTATATCTTCCATATTTTTTATTTTTTAATTTGTAAAACAATAATTTAACTAAACCTAACAAATGATAAACAACATTAAAACGATTGTTTATCATCGGACGTTATAGTTAATTAAATTATTATTTTTAATAGTTCATTTGATTCGGTTTCAATTTACCGCTTAACACATCTTGTTGCATCTTCGGTAAGTAATCTTCCATTAATTGCTTTCTAGTTACTTGCCATCCAATTTCAGGTAAAGTGTAATCTTCAAAATATGTGTATCTAATCATACCACATAGGTTTGAACCTGCTTCTTTTATTTCATTATTTTCCATCTTTACCTGAAATTTACCTTCACCAAGATGTGTTACTAAATAATCCTCCATTTCCATAATTTATATTTTTATAAGGTAAAATAATAATTTAACTAAACTATAACAACAAATAAACCACATTAAAACGATGGTTTATTTGCAACCGTTACCTGCAAGCACTACTTTACCGCTTCGTATTATCATTTCGTTTCAAAAAATTAAAATTTAAGCCAGCCCTTCAAAAAAGAAATAGGAAGTTCAGAGTAGTTTATAATGCCATTATCACAACCTTCTTCAACTGTTTTACCCTTATTTTCTTCTTTGCTTTTGTCAAGCCAATTTCTCATTGATTGAACCACTTCTTCTTTGGTGTCAGTAGTTTCAAATTTCCCTATGCAACAATCTGAAACATCGCAATCAAACCAAAAGAACATATATCTTTCTTTGCCATCATCTTCATTAGTTTCTATTTCGGCAAGCAAAGCAATATCATCGCCAAAGCAATTCATATCGGTATGATACATTTCTTTTTCACCAGTAGTAATTGCTTTGATTAATTCTTTCTTTGTTCCTTCCCATTTATGCCATTTACCAAATTCGCCCTTGTTGCATACGGTAAAATTTCTATCACCAACATTTTCATCTTCTGCCGTATATCTATCCAACACAAAGCAGTTAATCGGTTTTACATAGTTTATTATCCCATTCAAAAATGTTGATGAAATGTAACACCAAACAGTTCCGTATGGTAATGGATTGTGTGCTACTTCACTTGGATAATCAATGTTGTCATCAAAATAATCCCAGATTGTTTTCTTTTTTGCCATCGCTTTTAAATTTTAATTTTTTGTTTCATTCTTCGTATTAAAGTTCCTACTAAATTTACCGTGCCAGCAGGTAACACGTGCTATAAGCAAGTTTGCCAATAACATTTGTGCTAAATTGAAAGTCTGTCTAAGGCAAACCTGCTCATAGCACCATACGTTATAAGCCATTTTAAGCAAACGCCATCTTACAACCTTCTTTCTTTTTAAGTTCAGTATGGTATGCTTCGACACCTTTTTCGACTTCTCCGTTTGCGTTTGCCAAACAAGTAACTCCGTTGAAATTAAACTCACACCAAACACCTAATATGGTAGCTAATCTAATTGCTTCTTTAAATGCACCTTCAATATTATCTCCAGCGTTGAACTCTATTTTAATTGTTGCTGTTGCCATTGTTATTTTGATTTGTGAAGAAAAACGGCTTATAACAGCAGATACCCAAAAGAGGGGTTTTAGTGGTTATATGAACATTTTTGCTTCGGTTAAACATTTGTATTATTTTGAAATTTTGTGCTTCGTAATCCCCTCCTTCGGGTATCTGCAATCCGTTATATTCAATTTTCCACTTTCGTCTTTTGATGTAATGTGTTTTTTCAATTCAGTATACTTGTCGGCACACTCTTTTTTTCTCATTGCTGCTCCGTGGTTATAATAAGCCATATCGTTCTAAATTTAACGGCACATAACAAGGGCTTTGCGTAATAGCCCTATCAAGTGTCGTGGTTAATTTTAAGTTTTTACTAAAGTATAAAGATAAGAAAAAAGGCTCGGAAAACCAAGCCTTTAATCAATTATTTTATTTCTAAATTAAATTTTTCAAATATTTTATATCCTTCTTCTATCGATACTTTTATCCAAATAAAAACTTCTCCATAATTATTACTTCCAATATTGCATCCCCCAAACTCCCAATAATCTACACCATTTTTCATTAAATAACTTTCATTGCGAAATGAAATAACCCAGTGAGGTTTATTTGCTTGTATAATTTTAAATGCCTCTTCGTACGATAGGTCACTAGGTTTTCGTGTACAAACACTAGGATGCTTTGCTGTTCCTTTCTCATCTATCCAAAAATGAAAAGACTTACTTAGAGCATAGTCGTATAGTTCTCTTGGATTGGAAGGAATGTTTTTTATAATAGCACGTTTCATATCTTATTTCTTATACCTAAATATACGAAAAAAAGCTTGCGTAAGCAAGCCTTTTTGTGATTATTTTAAATAAAAATTTATATTTTTACAATTATATTTCCGTCCCTATAAGTATCGGTTTTATATCCTGGTAATTGTTTTATTCCTTGTTTTAGGAAGGCTTGGTATAGATTAGCTTTCTGTTTAGATGTATTATTTTTCTCAGTAGCTTGTAAAAACATTACTTCAGGTTGATTTTTATTTATAAAATCTTTTATAATATCAACTATAGTAGATAACATTTTTAATAAAGTTTTCATATCACTTTCTGCAAATTGTACTTCAGATCCTGATACTTCGTAAGCTATGTTATAAAAATAAGGTATATTTCTATATAATGGGGGAAGATAGTACTCTATACTGGATTTATCTGATATTTCTTCAAAATCAACATTAACAACTTCAGTAAAATCATTTACATCTACTAAAAATTTATATTGACCAGGTGATACCTGTTTCCAATCTAATGGGGGTAAATTTGCTTCTCCTATCTCTTTCATTAGGATTTCTTTTAGGATAGGCACCATTAATGTAGATTTACTACTCATTTTATATGTTTTAGAATAAATATATGTTGTCGGGAGAAAAAGTATATAGACGATGTCAAATACCAAATCAATGTCAAAAACCTTCCTCTACCTCAAAGGCAAAGACAAAATCTAAGTCTCTTTTTGTTAACCAATTATCTGTCTAGTGGTAAAGATTCCTCTTTCTCTATGAGCTTTCAGTAACTTGTTTAACGATTGAGTTCTATCTCAGAATTTGTTGGGTGTTGTAGTGGAAGCGAAAGTTAAAGCGAGACTCTAAGTCCTGCTGATGTCATAGTATGATTAATAAATCTTATCTTGCTATAATTTTTATAAAAACTTTCTACTCCCGACATAAAACTTATATGTATCGGCTTTTGCTTACCATATAAGTACCACTATTATTTTAATTGTTTTAAAAATTCATCTACCACTGGCTGGAATCTTCCTGCTACTTCAATTTTCAAATTGGCAGCATTTTCAATTCTTTTCTGACGATCACCTTCAAATTCTTCAGATGCTTTTCTGTATTCAGCTGCCCACTTGTCGTAAGCATTTTTATACTCAACATCTTGTTTTGAGTTGATTTCATTCACTTCTGCTTGAATGTCAGCTCTTTCTTTAGCGATACGAGCATTTTCACTTGTTACTGAGTTTTTTACTTTAGCTTTAAAGTAATTTACTTTTTGCTCATACCCTCTGTGTAAAGCTGCTAACTCTTCGTGAATTGCAAGTAACTCTTCTGAGGTGTGATGAACAGATACTTTCATAGGTGTTTTCTTACCTACCTCAATTTCCATAAACTCTAAAGTCTTGATGGTAGGTAATTCTGCTCTCAATCTATCTAATTTACCTCCTTTGTGGATAAATTGACCAATATGTGAAGCGTATGCTTCAGCCTCTAAATACTCATTGTATTCAGCAGTTGTTAATTGATCCCAACCCCAAGTCTCATCAATTGAGTAAGGTACATCCTTTTTAAAAGTTTTAGGTCTTTCAGGAGCATCTACATCATACTCAAATTCATCACATTGAATCTCTTTGATTAATTCGTCTTTTGCTTTGATGTTCTCCATCAAAAAGGCTTGTGTAGCAGATAGTCTTGCTTTTTCAGTTAACAATTCTACTACATTTTTAGGCATTGGATTACCTTGAGTTTCAGTATAAGTCTCTGAGTTAATTACTAATGTTTTAGAAACGTTATTAACATCTGCTAATTTATTAGAAATTTCTTTTGCTCTTTGATTGCAAAGGTTAGAAATACTCTGAGCCTGTGACATCGATAAACCTTTTGTAGATAACGAATTTTTCATATGATAACTTTTTAATTTTTATTAATATAGGAAATTATTTTTTAATTTCCAAACTTTTATTGGATAAAATATTTTTGTGGACCAGGGAGGATTTGAACCTCCGACCCTCCGCTTATGAGGCGGGCGCTCTTACCACTGAGCTACAGGTCCAAATAGGGTTCGGTTAAAGCTGACCTACACCCCCTTTCTATTTTCAAGTTGTGTTTATAAGGCGTAAACACGCTTTGCAGGCAAAACCCATTCTTTGTCGGTACAAACTTTTAAAACCCTCAATGCTGCATCCCAATTTTCTCCTCCAGAAAACTGACCTCCCATGAGCGGAGTGTCAAAACCGGCTTTGTTGCGACGTGGAGGAATCGAACCTCCTTTAATGTAGCTTATGAGACTACCCCCGATACCAACCGGATCCACCCGCCATTGTTGCGGTCTATCCGGGATTCGAACCCGGGTCTCCTACGTGACAGGCAGGCATCCATTCCCCTGGACCAATAGACTAAAATTATTTTAATTTCCTTCCCAATTTCCATCCTTGAGGAATTGAGTCGCCTTTGTATATTTTTTTATTTTCAACTTCATTTGTTATCCAACAAGTTCCGTATTGAGAATTTGTAGATCCTTTTCCGTAATCCTTCTTACTCTCTTTCATTTTCTCAATAGTTTCAGGTGTATGCTTTTTTCCTTTAAAAGTTGCATAATCGTGAGTTCCTAATGCTTTATATTTTCCTAAGGTCTTAGGGTAGTTTTCCCTACACTTATCTAAAAATCCTTCCCTATACTCACTATCGTTACTCATCTTATCAAGAAACCTGCGCTTCCTTTCTGCATTATCCATTCTAGTACTATCTAGGAACCCTCCTTCGCCTCCTGGTTTACAATTTAAGCAGTTTGGATTTTTTAAATCGTGTTCTGTTATTAATTTTATTTCAGCTTGAACTAATTGTTCTCTTGATTCAAATTGCTTCAGTATTTCAAATTTAAAATTGTCTCTGCCGTATTTATTCAACTCATAGTACAGTCTCTTACCACTTCCCAAATAACCGTCATCTAAACGATTAGTTGAATGCATTCCCAGATAATATCTTCCATTTATAAGATTTGTTGTCTTATAAGTAAAATGAAATCTTTTATTCTCTTTAATGTTAGCCATATCTATCTTTTATAATAAATAGGCTAACTTTTCAAAAAGTCTACAGTGGAGACAATGGGAATCGAACCCATCACAGAAACATTGCAAGTGTTTTTCGCCAAGCCTTGGTACATGTGCCCCCAGTTTACCTACAGTAGCGGCTTGCTATTGACTAGCACCTTCCATCTACCCTACTATAGGATTTTGCACTACCGAGGAGAATCGAACTCCCATTTCAACAGTGAAAGTGTTGTGTCCTGGCCATTAGACGACGGTAGCAAATTGTGGGTGTATGCTCATCACATATTCACGGGTTCCCACACACCCCTGAGCGAATGGGGGTAATCGAAACCCCATCTCCTGGTTGGAAGCCAGGCATAATAGCCGTTATACTACACTCGCAGTTTGAGGTTGAGTTCCTCTGTGCTAGTCTTTACTAGTTGTTGCAACAACCGTGTAGCCACTCTATTTTCCTTTCTCAAGGGAACAACACTTTGAGCTTCTGGTCGGGATCGAACCGACTCTATTCCTGGTTACAAATCAGGTGCACCACCGTTCATGCGTCAGAAGCAGATAATTAGAGTCGGTTTTCGTATCCGTTCTGCAGGTTAGCCCCCGCTGCTTTACTATAAGCTAACTCTAATTTTTATTTTAAATCACTTGTCCAAATTCTAGTGGAATATAAATTGCTAGACTTACACTAGCTGTAGACATCTCCTCATATCTCTACAATAAACACAACTGCTAGTACAGTTTAATATGCATATTTACTCTTTTTTAATAGGATAGCACCACGTAAAATTAGCTGTTTATCTTCAAGCAAGTGATTTTAAATTTTGTACACCTGGTGGGAGTCGAACCCACAACATCTTCTGATTCTAAGTCAGACGGCTTTGCCAGTTTGCCCACAAGTGCAATTTATTTTATCCAATATTTCAATGATCTTACTTTCTTATATCTAAATATATGAAAAATAATTTAGATAGCCAAACTTTTTTTAATAACTAAGTTAATTAAATCTTCAAAAGTTATTATTAATTCTATTTCATCATCTCCTATTTCAATATTATATATTCTTTCAATATGTTGTAAGAGTTCTAATTTCCTAACTAAAATTACTTCTTGGTCCATATCTGTAGTGTATGTTCTCCGTATTTCTCTTGTGAATTTTCGAAATCAGGAAAATGTTTTGTTAAGTACATATCGTATAATTTGGTTCTTATATTACCTTCAGCTCCATATTCAAATTCCCGTATATCATACTTGTCAACCCAATATCTCAATAGTCCAAAAATAGCTGCTAATATTCTGGGAGAATGTGGAGAATTTAATAAATTGTTTAAGTTTAAATTAATTCCTTGTTTGTCAGTATCTCCAAAATTGATTGATGGTCTTTTAGGATTTAGTAAAGGGAGTGCTATAAATTCGTAATAATTATCTTTATATGTTAATATTACTTTAAACTTTCTTTTATTCTCTTCTTTAACCTCAATAGAAATATCTTTACTATGTAATTCATTAGGTAAATATAAATCTACTACTTCTTTTAAAAGATCTACTAATTTTATCATATTTTGATTTTTTTGAGGGCAATGTTGGAATCGAACCAACCTAACAGAGTTTGCAATCCTGCGCCTAACCAATCGACCAATCGCCCAAATTTACCTGATCTGACTTTCCAGATAGTACGTGTCGTCGATCGTGCGTTACGTAGCAGGTATTTTATATTTAAAATTAAAGTGCTCTTAGGGCTTAAGCGAGTCGGTGCAATACCGTTAACCACGTGCCTCGGTCAATTCCGATTTTTGTATCTCTTTAATTATACCTAAATATAAGAAATTATTTTGCAATAGCCAACTAAAATAGTAAAAATGTTTCCCATTCTTTTGGCATTTCTTGAACCTGTCTTAGTAACATTAAATAATGTGGACGTTTTGGTTCAGGTATATCCTTACCGTATTCCTCTAACGTTAGATCTGCTTTTTCATGGTTGCATGTACGGCATGCTGTTACTAAATTATCCCAAGTATCTTTTCCTCCTTTTGATTGAGGGATAACGTGATCAAGTGTTAATGTTCTTTGATTTGAACTCCCACAATAAACACATTCATAATTATCTCTTTTATAGATGTTTTCTCTTGTTAGTGGAACTTTATGTATATGCTGCTTTACGTATGTAAATACTCTAATAATAGAAGGTTTGTAAATCTCTAGATTTGGATTTACTAATCCAAATGTTTCTGGATGTTCTGCTATTACCTCTGCATTACCTTTATAAGAAATCACAAATGCTCTTTCTGTTGAGATGATACTCCGGGCGATAAAGCTTGAATCCACTACTAGTGTTTTTTGGTACTTACTCATGATTTCTTAATTTTTAATGAAACAATATATTTTGCGCAAATGGCAGGAATCGAACCTGCTCGAACATGGGATTTGGAGTTCCATCGGCTACCTCAGCCTCACTTGCATTTTGTAGGATATCGTTTAACCTACTTAGAGATGTATCTTCTAATTAACTCAATATGATGAGACGATTTTTGAACCCATACCTGGACTCGAACCAGGATTCTATCTTTAGAAGAGATATGTTCTTCCTTTGAACTATACGGGCAGTTGAGGTCCTATCAGGTCTCGAACCTGAATTCTATCGTTCGTAGCGATAAGTTTTTCCAATTAAACTATAAGACCAGTTATTTTAATTTTCTTCCCAATCTCCATCCTTCTGGGATTGTATCTCCTTTGCGTATTTTTGTATTCTCTTTTTCATTTGTTATCCAACAAGTACCGTACTATGAGT